TTGCAGTTGCATTTTAAATAAACAGTCTTCTTTGGCACTGGATTACCAAAGCAATCCTCAAAAGTGATCTTCCTTTTGCCAGTGCCTAGACATTCTTTGCACATGTTGTCATAGACTTTTGCAAATCCGTCTTTGAGTTTCTTTGCCATGGCTTTATCTTCGTTGCCATGTTCGTCATAACTAATTACATCAAACATTATTTACCCTCCTTGAACTCAACAAGTTCGTCTGTTTGTATTAACTCTTCGTCATAACAACCAATACCAAACTGCATACCAAACTTTTTATTCATGTAGGCTATATCACCATGACTAAAGTGCTCAAACAACTCAGTCATGTGCCAGCCGTCCCAATCACCATTTGTGCCTTTTTCTTGGTTATGTTCTAGCAATGGCTTTGTCCACTTGCCATTTATTTTGTATTTGACCAACCTATAATCACAACAATCAGTGCCATTGCTAATTGTTTTTGTTAATATTTTTTCATCAACCATTACACCCTCCTTTTTTTTGTTTTCAATTAAAATTCCCACATAGATATAATGCCATAAGTTGCAACTATATGCAACTATTTACAGACAATAATAACAGTTATTTTTAGAGGTAGTTTTCGTACAATTCTATGATTCTTTGACGATCATGTAGCCAAAAAACCAACAGGTATCTATCACCGCTTTCGACTGGCAGGCCCTTATGCAGATTGATGAAACTTGGGAAAATCAACGCATGGCCCGTTGGCAACGGACTTATTTCGCCGTAGTTGTGAAACGCGGTGCCACCGCCTTTATACTTACCAGTATTGAGCGGCACAACCACCGAAATATCAGCGCTTTCGTCATGGTGCCAAGCACCTTGTTTCTTATCTTTGAGATTATAGTTAGCTATTTGTATCGTTGACGGATCTTTACAATCTCTTTGCCATATCGCATTGAACATAGGGTTGAGTACGCTTTGTACCACAAACCACATGCTGCGATATAACTCCGGGACATGTTCACGCAATACAATCTCTGGTATTTGGCGCAGCTGGTCCTCATCTGTATTAGCCTCAAATGGTATTTCTTTTTTCATGTGTTCAATTTCGTTGATTAACATAGAACAAAATTTGCGGCGAAACAAAGGCACTCGATATATTTCTGGATGTATCTTTTTTATAACTTTGTGTATTGGAGTTTTGCCCATATCCTCCATACCCTGCTGACCTTTAAACTTTACTATGTCTGGCAAAGTGTCTTGGACAGCCTTATATGTCGTATGGTTAATCATCCAATGCGACTGCATGCTCAGTAAGTAATTTTTTAGTTGATACATGGTTTTTAGTATATCAGATAAATTTGAATATTTATTTGTATAATTGTGCTAAAAGTTATAGAATTAACCAAATGAATACAGACTTAGACAATATGGACCATAAAAAAGACGGAAAAGAAATAAGGAAAAGTTTGGCTGTTGATCCAGCTACTTATGATCTTCTGCAATCAATTTGCGATATGGAGCACAGATCTAAGATAGATCAGCTCAAAGTATTGATACAGAAAGAACACAAAAGACTTATGAGCTTATCCGAACATGAACATATTTAAAAACAAGATGTCCAAACCAGACAAACCAAAACCTCAATCGTATAAACCGGTATTAGAGGCCCAAGAAGTTATTGACGTATTTAGCAGACTTACCTTACACCAACAAGCAGCTCTTATGCGGCTCATATCTCGCAACTTAGAGGTAGTTATAGGTGAGGATAGCCACATGGGTTATGACTTTGATTATGAGGTCGTAGGAGCGATTATACGAGCTTCTGAGGCGTCAAACTAAACTCTTTTCTTTCGAGCCGTTTTAGTCCGAGCAAAAGATCTATTTTTGCTTTTATTCATAGATCTTAAATTACCATTTTTATTATTCAAAGGGTTGCCGTCTTTATGATGAATGTCTTTGCCATCGCCGACTTTTGCCTTGCCTGCCTTGATAGCCAGGCGTCTTGCTTTGTTGCGTGAGGATCTTCTTTTTATTTGCTCTGGTCGAGAATGATAGTTTGCATATTTCTGCGCGTAGTTGCGGGCCATAACCTTACCCTAGAGAACCAATCCCACCGGCTTGTTGACGCATAGCAATCTCTCTGTCTGCTTCATCTGGTAAAACTGTTGGCGACATAATAACTTCTGGATTACTAACCTGTGGTGCTTCAAACCCAACCACTTGTTCTGCAAGCTCTACATCTGGTAAAAGTTTGCCAGCAATCTCTGGATTTGTAACCTCTCTAAAAGATTGCTCATTCGGAACAGCTGTAGTAACAGGTGGCACATTAGCAGCATTTCTGTCTTCAATCGGCTCTAGTGTTTCAAATTGTTGTCCTTCAAGTATTGCTCTGACCTCTTCTCTAATCTCTGGGTTTAGCTCATAGATTTGATAAAGCCTTCTAATGTGTTGCCCATAGCTTTCTGGATCGTAAGCTGTTTTTTCTAAACCTTCTGTTAGCCATCGCACAAAATTTTTGTTAGTCATTAGTCTAGCGCTCATATAAGGTGCAGCTAATGCGCCTAACCCAAAGTCGTAGCTAACACCAGCGCCACCACCTAAACCCCCAGTAAAGTAAGCTATTGTGCCTGCAACTCTAGCAGTACCACTTGGATTTGCCATTTGTTGTGCTGCAAGGCCTATTTTATCTACTGTAAATACCAAATTATCTAATTCTGGTATAAGATCTTCGTACTCAGTTCCTTTGAATAATGCTTCTTTGGCCTCTTTACTTAAAGAGTTCCAATTAGTAAGAAATCTTTTTGGTGAGAATCCTTGCTCGGCTATATATTCAGCACCCTCTTTTACAACGCCCTCTGCTCCAAGCTCAACACCTTGCGATACACCCGGAGTTGGCATGCCCATCCTACCAAGCATATAACCCGACATGACATTGTATTCATCTGGTTTCAGAACCTCTTTAAGTCTTAATAAGTCATCGCCACCATCTTTAGCGCCAGTCAAAACATACTTTAACGCTTTGTTTGCAGTTACATCGCCTTTAGCAATTACATTATCTAAATATGTAATAGCACCAACGTCACCCTGCATTTTTGCAACATATTCATTGGCCTCTCTAAAAGCAAGCCTAGAAACATCATTGCCAGCCTCTTCTACTAAATCCCCAAGATCTAAAGATATATAGCCGTAGAGCTCTTTCATTTTAGTTCCAGTTGCATCTAATTTAGCACCGGCTGCTGTTGCAGAGCTTAAATTTTCTCTTAAATAAGTTCTAAAGTTTTTAAGGTTGTTGTAATTTAAAACACCTGCGTCGGCATCTGCTAAAACTTTTGCTGCCATTTCCATAACGGGCTTTAGTGTATCTTCACCAGTTGCAGTTTTAGATTGCGCTATATATTTTTTAACAAATTCTTGTGTGTGTTTTGCTTGTGAAGAAATGTCTTGGTTTAATCCAATGTTTACCTTGTTATACATTTGGTCTATTGTGTTGGTATATCTTTGTCTTGCTGCTCTAGCACCTGTCATTAAAGCTAAACCAGCTTCATCTGTAGTCCTAATACCTCCATATTTTTTTGCTAACTCTTTAGCAAAGGTATCAATTTCAGCAACAGTTTGAGCAGCGTTTTGGTGCATAACTTTTGTGGAGGTAGGCATGGCACTTAAACCTTCTTCAATTAAATTTAAAGTTGGATTACTGGTAATCTGTCCTGCTGTTGGGTTTGTTATGCCTACTGAATCAAACGCTTCTAAAGTTTCTTTGGCTGCTGGTGAGGTACCACCTGTCATATATCTTATAGGTTGACCACCTACATATTTAATACCCTGCCAAGTCTTGCTAAGTATTGGCCCAGCAGCAGCATTGAATGTAGCTGTTTGTGTAAAATCTACTGCTCTTTCACCAAGATTTCTAGTATCTACTGTTTCGCCAAAAACATCTGCAATACCTATGTATAACTCTCTTGCTGTCGCAGATCCTAAACCCTCTCCTGCTATGGCACCAGCAACACCACCACTAATAGTACCGCCTCCAGGCAAAGCTAAAGATCCTGCTCCAGCTCCAGCAAGACCGCCGCCAATCAAACCGCCAATGGCTCCTGCTGTTTCTGCTACCTCTGGACCAGCATCAAGAAAATCTCTACCTGTTGGTATCGGTATGCCTAAAAACTTTGGATTAAATTCATCATATAAAGTTAGCTTTCCTGTTTCGGGATTGGTAAAAGCAAAGTTGCCATAACCAAACTCCATAGCTCCGTTTTGTGGATCTAAGTCCTCTACACGCATAGCGTCTGGATAAAATACTTGGAGTGTAGCTAATTTATCTTCTGGACTCTGAGCAGCTCCAACACTAAACCTTACATTACTTGGAGCACCTGTGGTTCTATCTATACCGCTTTTTATTTTTTCTAAAGATAGCTTTTCAATGAGCATATCTTCATAGGCATTTTCTCTGTCGACTACATTAGAGCCTAACGCCATTTCAATTAAAGCGCTGTCTTCTAATGTTTCGTAAGTATTTTTTCTACTATCACTCATCAATCAAACCTTTTTCAATTAATCTTTGTTTTAGCTCTGGATCGTTTTCAGCTCTTTTTTTTAGTTCATCCAAAGCTGATTCTTGTTCAAAACCATATTCATTTGTCTTTGCTTTTTCTTTTAACTCATCGTATGCGCCACCAGCAATTCCAATCATGTTAGATAAAGCGCTTCTTCTTGCTTCTCTTTTATCTAAAATAGTTTGTTGGTCATCGCCAAATTCCGGAAAGTAAGTTAAATCTATCCACTGAACTTCACTTTCACCAATAACCGCACCAGACTCAAACCTTAACTGAGCGGTCGCAATATCATTTCTAGCTCTCATATATTGTTTGTATTCGGGACTGCTAAAAAAGTTATCAACAGCTTTTGGTGTAAAAGGTATAACTTCGTTTACAATAAAATCACGCATATTGACTGGATTAAAACCAGCATTTTCTAAATCTTCTATTTGTTTTACGGCTTTTTCAATACGCAAGGCAAATGTAGCTGCTTTGTTCTGTGTTTCAGTGTAAGGACTTTTTTTAGGTTTTGTACCTGCAATTATTGGTGGTGTTTCACCCTCCCTAAGTATTTGATCTTCGCCTATCTCTCTTACTTGTTGCATTAGTCTAATACCACCTTTTTGCCATCGGGAGTCATGTAAATTTGTTTGCCTGTATCTTTTTCTGTTTCGCCAGCTACAGGCGTGTATTCTACTCCATCTACAATCCTAGGCTGTAATGTATTTACATTTGGAAAAATAGTATCTATATCTATGCCAGGCACTCTTATTGCACCCTCATCTGTATTAACAATTCTTTCTTGTTTAGCGATTGCAACAGCTATTGTGTAATCTGGGTTTGGTATCATTTGTCCAGGATTTTCCGGATCTGGTATCGTTTTTAAGGACGGATCTCGCTCTGCTGCTGCTATAAAAGCTAAAGCCTTGCCTCTTTCTGAATTACCAAAGCTAACGCCTTCGTTTCCCTCTAAAGCTGCTTTAAATTGCATTTTTAAAACTTCGTTAGAGGTTTCAGCTTGCTCTTTTCGTTTGGCTTGCACTTGTTCATACGCAAGCATAGTCATTTGTTGTTTTATAGCATCTTTTTCTGCTTGTATTTTCTTTGCTCTTTCATTAAATGATTGAAAGCCAGCAGTAAGGCCAGCACCTAATCCACGCGGATCTGAGGCAGCTCCAACCAAACCTGCGCCTACAGCAGATGCTAAATCATAAATATTTTGTTTTTTTGGCTCTGGAAACAAACCAGACATTTCTGCTGCTTGTGCTTGAATATCTGCTGCTGTGATTGGTGCGTTAGTTTGTGCGCCGTACAAAGCAATAATATCCTCTGGCGTCAAAGAAGAAGCAACGTCACCTACGCCTCCGCCTTCTTCAAATATGTCTACTTGCTCTGGTATTTGTGCTCTGCTGATAGCCACTACTTTCCTCCATACAGATTACCCAAAGAACCAAATGCCTGTAAACCTGTACCAATACCTGTCATCATTGCACTCGGTCTAGGTGTAAAATCTGTGATAGTTTGGAACTGACCAGCTGGTGCCATGCTTACAAATGGTTGTAACGCTTGATACTGTAGCAACGGAGTCATTTGTCTTTGTTGTAAGTTTCTACGTTGAGCATCTAACATTTGCTGGGCCTGTCCTTGTTGTTGTGTGCCCATGCCATAAAGAGCAGCTATGTCAGATGCGGATGCGCCTGCTGCCTGCGCTCCTAGGCCTTGTAAACTACTTCCAAGACCAAACTGACCTTTAAATCTTTGCTGCCCTATGTTTTGTTCGGTTTGTCCTAATCCGCTAAGAGCACCTGCTAACGCTTGCGATCCACCAAATCCTTGACCAGCTAATCCAGCTAAACCGCCAGATACAGCTCGTTCTGCTGCTTTTTGACGAGCAAACTCTCCTAAACCTGTTCTCTGAGCTTCTGTAAAGCCTCTTGAGCGTATTCCGCTAAGTGCTTCTGATAATCCCCTTCCTAAAGCTTCTTGTCGCTCTGCGGCGCCTAAACGCGCTCTAGAGCCAAATGCAGACTGACCGCCTCTTGCAATATCGCCAGCCAAAGCTCCAATATCAGCTTTTGCGCCTTGCTCCATAACATCTTGTATGGTTTGTTGTACTACTCTGTCTTCAAAAGGATCGTAAAATCTACTGGTCATGCTCGGATCATAACCACCCATAGTTCCTCTAAGAATATCTGCTGACTCACCTAATCCAGCTTGTAATGAGCCTACACCACCGGTCGTAGCAGCCAAAGATCCAAGAGCAGCGGTTCTGCCTCTTTGTAAGCCTTCTTCTAATGCTTGTGTGCCAGCACCATAAGCTCCAGCTGCTTGTTGTAAATAAGGATCTTGTAAACCAAGAGCATCTCTTTGCATTTGCATAGCGGCCATCTGATCTGGACTAAACCCTGCAACTTTCTCATCAATGACAATAGGATTACCCTCGTCATCATAAAAAGTTCTCTCAGCAGCTCGCATAGCTCCTGGAATGAATCCGCCTTTTCCACCAATGCCAAACAATAATTGTTCTGTAAGTGGATCTAACCCGGAAGCTACTTGTCTTACGCTACTAGCAAAAGGATCTTGATTTGATACATTTACAGGTGCCGTTGTTTCTGTAGGTTGATTAGCCGCTACAGTTGTAGACTCTGGTTGTGTTACTGGCTCTGGTTGTGTCACTGGAGCTGGATTTGCTAAAAATACTTCATCCTGTTTAGGTGGATTATTATCAACAGGTGGTACTGTAATCTGTTGTCCTTCCGTGTTAAATGGACCTTGAATTGACATGAAATCATCACGTTTAGGTGGTAGTTGTGGAGGTGCTATTACACCCGCATCAATTAATTCTTCTCTTGGTCTTATGGGAACAATATCTTCTTTTCGTAATATTGGTCTAGCAATAGGCAGTCTAGCCCGCATATCTGATACTGGTGGTACATTTATAACTACATCTTCTATTGGCATTGCTGCTGACTTTATGGGATCCAATCTTGGAGGAGCAGGTGCAAGTGCTGGACCACCCACATCTATTTGTATGGGCGTTGCAAAATTATTTGGCAATCTTTCAATAGACATGAAATCTCTTTTGTTGGGCATATCTATTCGCTCTAGCGGTTCTGTCGCTATGGGTTGTTGTATAGGCATGGGCATAGGACTTGCAATAGGCATTGGATCTGGTTGTATTGTTGGCGGCACGAATGGTATTGGCTCGCCAACAGGTAAAGACCTTTCAACAATACCTCCAACATCTTCTCTTATTCTACCAATGTTTCTTGGTGGCAATCCTATTCGACGCCTTGGTATTTTAGGCAATTCAATCGCAGGTTCACGAGGAAGCGATGGTGTTAATTTTGGTGTTATAGTAACGTTCGGACGTATGCCCGCTCTGTCAAACCTAGCTTTTAAATTACTTAACAAACCCATAACTAACTCGGTTTAGCTTCGCCAGCGAAAGTGTCCATCATCTTATACATAAGGTCCATACCTCTTTCTCTGTCTTCATTAAAACTTGGTATCAAACTAATAATACCCTTGTTATCTTTTTGCATCTCGTAAGAACCAGCACCTCTTACTGCTCGGCCTGTCATAACAAACTCGCCGTCCGAAAGCATAGCTGGTATATCATCGCTTGTTTCTGTTCCTGGACCATTTATGTCGCCGTCCATTCTAGGGAATTGACTTGGATCAAGCTCACCACCCTCTTGCAAGGCAACAGCTCCACCTTGAGCGTAAGCCATTACAGGACCTCCGTACATCATACCCTTACCCATAGGTAAATTAGGTCCAAAAGATGCTATACCCTCTTGCTTATCTTGTGCTGCTTTAGCCGCTCTACCCATTCTCATTTTTAATTTTTGATTTGCTAACTTACCTTGTTCAAATCCAAGTTTAGCACCTGGAACTAAAGGCATAGGGTTTATTGAACCAATGCCGCCGACGCCTAATAAATTTAGTGCTGCTTGATATTCTGGCATATCTTTAATACGAGGTTCTTGTTCTGCTAATCTTACAATTTCCATAGCCTCTTCTATCATTTGTGCTGTTGTTTGTTCACCCATATCAACAGCTCCACCTTCTTGCATGCCCATAGCCATACCACCTGTAAGATCTTCTACAGGACCGCCATACATCATACCTTTTGGTTTGCCTCCAGATAGCTCTGGTATGGTGCCCTCTGGTAATAAACCAAACTCAACTGGGTTAGGTGTTGGTTGTCCTGTTCGTCTTGCTATTTCAGCTTCGATATTGTATCTGCCAGTCGGACTCATAGTAGTAAGTGGAGTTAAAGGCACACCTGTTTGTTTTTTAGCGTCTTCATACGCAAGTTTACCTAAACCAGCAGCTAATGCTCCAATACCAGCTGTTTTTCCAAAGTCGCTTAAACCAGATAGAAAACCTCCACCTGTGCTTGTGCTTTGTTGTTGATTGCCACCAAGGATTCTATTAAATATGCTGTTGCCACCCGCAGCCGTGGTTTTTAGTTGTTCTAAATCTGCGGGATCCATTTCTGCTATTTGTGTTTCCGTCAATGAATCTAAAGCTGCTTTTGCAACTTGCTGTGGAGTGCCACTACCAAAACCTAATCTATTAGCTAAACCTTTACCTGCTTCTGGACCACCTGCAAAAACGCTACCTGTCTTACCAAACATACCACCAGCCAACGGGTTTTGTAGTCCAGGTAAAATACCACTAAAACCTCCTGCTGTTCCACCAGCTATAGATGAAATGCCTGGTATGCCTAATTTAGCAATACCTCCTGCAACAGTGCTTCCAATACTACCTAAAGCACCACCGATGCCAGGAATCTTGGTTGCTAAACCGCCTATACCACCAAGAACGCCACCGAGAGCTGTACCAACTCCAGGTATGAAAGCTGCGATAGGTGCAACTTTTTTAACAACCTTTTTAAGTTTTTTACCTAGCTTTTTAAAGAAACCAAATTGTTCAAGGCCTGTCTGCGGATTTAGACTAGCGATACCAGCGCCAACAACGGCTTCTTCTGGATTTATATTAAATTCTTCAAATTTCTTTTCTAATGCACTCTCAAAACCTGCATCATCCATAAACTCTGGCGGTATAACTATCTCGCCTGGTCGCAAATGCGCTAATGCTGTATCTTCGCCCTCACCAGCCATAGCAAGTTGTTCTGCTAATTGTGCTAATGGTGCTTGTGCTTTTTGTCCTGCTTTACCAAGTAAGTTTTGTAATTCTTGTCTTGTTTCTTCATCCATATCATCTAAAGGATCGGTATCACTTGGCATAGCTTTTGGAAAATTTTTATAGAATCCAGGATCCATATTACGAAAACCGCCTTCTGGTGGTGTTACAAAAAATCTTCTTCGATATTCTTTTTGTGCTTCTGTCAGTTGTGGTCTACTACTTTCTGGCACTAAATCTTTTGGCAGATAAATACCCTCATCTCTATCTTCTATACCATTTTGGTTCGCATCTCTGTACTCCATGGTTCTAGTCGGTCCTGGCACCATTCCCTCTGGTAATGGTGAGCCATCCATTAATCTTGGTTTTGCTTGTGGTAATTTATAAACTTTTCTTAAACTGTCTTCTAATGCACTCATGGCGTACTCACTGTTACACTACCTATACTCATTGTAGCAGATAATCCTGTCAAGTATGTTTGATGTTCATACAGATTCCTAAACTCTGTACCATCAAAGGCTTGATGAACCTCTGTCGTACTGTTAAATATAATCGCTCCGGTAGCAAATTGCAATTCACTTACCTCTGTAGAATTAAAGACTTGTATGGCATTTGGATCGACTGAACCAAGGTTTATTTCTAATATTCTTATTAGTCTATTAAATGTATCTGCTGAAACTGTTTCGCCTGTAGCAAAAGGTAAGTTGGTTGGCAAGAGCTTGCTCATTTACCTTCTCCCCGATGGCTGTATCTCTACACGAGTGTTACCCAATCTCCATTTGTAATTTTTTCTGTCGGTCGCTGTGTTGTCGTCATCGCTTTCAAAACGTAAGACAAACTGCCTACCTCTAGATCTAAGTGATCCAAAAGTGCTTGTCGACTTAATTTGTGTGGTTGAGTCTGTTGATAAAGTTTGATTGCTAAAATCTCTGCGTTTCACCACAACATTTATTGCTGGATCTTGGCTGGTGCCTACATCATTCACAAACAATATGTCTGGTAAGATGCGTTTTAAAAATACAAAACGATCTCCGTCCGCAATGTCTATATCTGCTGATTCAATAAATACACCATCCATAGGATCAGTGTCGTTGTTAAAACCTTTTTCATGTTCGTAAATAAATTTAGTAGATGAGGCTTCGCCTGCTGCTAATGGTTTGTTTAAAACACCAGCTGCTAACCAACTATATCTTTCTAATGATCCTACGCTCCAACTATTTTCTTCATAATTAAAAATTACATATCTGGATATTTCGGTTTCATTATCTGTTAGAGATGGGTAAAAAAACCACACTTCGGAAAACTCTTCGTTTAAACCTGCGAAACATTTAAACGCTTGGCCTTCATCAAGGTCAGAAAAAACATAATCTTGCACAGAGCATGGTAGTTTTTGCACTGCGCCGTTGTAGTAGTAGAAACCTTTTTTCGACATAAAGAATACGCCTTTTGGTGTATTTACTGCTGCTTTAGGCCCTAGTAGTCCAGCTCCCTCATTAATTAAATTAACAGCAAATGTTAAAGGTGGTCCTATAAAATTCATAGAGTATAAAGATGTATCTGTCCAGATAAGTATTTCTTGTCTTGCTTTTATACCACCGACTATAGAAGAACCAGAGGACAATCTTAAAGAACCAGCTGTATTAGTACTTAAAGGCTCAAACTGTAATTCATTTTCTTGGTCACTAAAGGCTATTAACATAGGATCTAAAGTACCTGTTCTTGAACTACCGCTTATGGGATCTGCTCCTAGCACTATTAAATGCCTATCTGTTTCAGATGTGATTACTTGTAAGGCTTTAGTAGGCACTAAGTTTGCACCACTTACAGTTGATAACTCTACTGCTCTTGTTGTTAAACCATCGTTTTCAACCCAACGATATATTCCGCCAGCTCTGGGATTTATAATTAAATTTTCTCCATAGTTATCGTGTGTCCACAACCTTAGTTGGTTTATGTCTGATAAAGCTGTTGCTGCTCCCCATGATCCAGCACCCCAAGTGCCAACACCCCAACCAGTAGATTCAACGTAATTATCTAATCCAGAGTTTATTTGATAAACCGCATCTGTAGCAGAACCACCATTACCAGAGTCACTTGAGTTTGCCGTTACTGTCGCACCGGAAGTATCTTTTGCAGTAATTTCATAAGTATTGTCACCCGTGACCAAATCAATTTGGTACTCTTGATTTATAACAGCAGCAGTGACATTGCCACCTAAAGAAACAGCGCTTGAAAAAGTTACAAAATCACCATTAACAGCTCCATGACTAGCGTCGGTCACAGTAAGCGTTGAAGATCCGTTTGTAGCTGCGAAGGTCGCAGCATTTGTGGTGTTTTTTCTTATCGGTGTAACATCGTTGTAAGTACCACCCTCTTCTACATAATACTTATTGGTTGTACCTATACCTAAATAGCGAGAACCGCCAAGTGAAATCCAAGAATGTAGTGCTCTAGCAGAACCTATAATAGAAGATGGCGAAAACTTTTCCCAACCACCGATCTTTTCTACTCTACCTTTTCTAAAACGAATTTTATCGCCGTCAACCCAACCACCTTCGTTTGAGTAATCGGTTTCTTCTTTGTTGATTCCAGGTTTAAAGTTTAATTTGGTCAGCGGCATATTTAGAGTCTAACATATCTGCTGTGATCTTACGCCAATCTAATAATAGCTCCTGTAGCAGTTGCACTAGGAAAAACTATTGTAAAATCGCCAGCGGTCGATGTTTTGTCGCCTCCAAAATCAATCGCACACACAGCTTTATTTGAGTTGTTTGTGTTATATATTAAACTACCTCTAGCTGTGATTGTTGCTGTACCAAAGGTTAAATCTGCAAAGTCAACGATAGCTGTTGTTCCAGAAGTCGTTGGCGTGACATTTGTCAGTGCGCTACCACCAGATGAGTAGTTTGTGCCACTCGCTTGGCCTGTAGTAACAAACGCAGTCGTGCCAGCTCCTAAAGTAGCAGAACTTGTGTATAGAGCTAATTTGAACGAGTCAGCTCCATTTGTAAAGTTATGCCCTTCAACAAGTAGCTCTTGTTTAAAACTTGTGCATATTGCCGATGTAATTGCCATTATAGCTCCTTCAATATTTTAGCCATGTCTTCATGGCCTTGTTCTTTTAATAAATTTGAGTAAGTCGTGTTCTGTGACTTAATCGCATTTTTTATAGTATATAAGATTACAGTATAAACTTGGTTTTGAAAAGCCAAAGCCTGTTGTTTAACATGTGCTGGAGCGTTGTCTGAAATGTCGCAAATTTTCTTAGTAGCTTGTGCTGCCCAAAATTCGGCGTCATGTCCCTTATTTTCTGTTGAATGAACCTCTACTTTACCTAATACAAAATCGCTTTCTACACTCATATTTAACCTTTATATGGCTCTGGAGGAACTACATCCTCATTAATTTTTAGACCATATTCTTCTAGTTGCGTATTTATTTCATCATAAGGACCAATAATAAATTTGCCTTCATGCGGCACAGCTACTAATGGTTTGTCTAATCTGTGAAAACCATAAAGTTTTCTGTAGCTGGCACATTAGAGTCCAATACTGTAGATCTGCCACTAATACCAACAAGTATATCAGCACTCATACATTTACTAATCCAGAACTCCACACACGCTCTGCCTGCTTCTGCAAAGTGCATGTTTTCTTTATAAGAAAAATCAATACCAAATAAATCTATACGACCAACCTTATTATATAAAGCATAAGCAATGGCAAATGCTACAGTTGTATTCATATAAGCACATTTAGTTTCATTACATACGTCTTCTACTGGGTAACGAACTGCGTTTTTTATACGCGGATCTAACTCACAAGTATAGATAGGCACATCCGAAGTAGCCATAAGTTTTTTCATGGCATGTGTTTGTTTGCCTGCATCATTACTATCAAAAAATCTACTTGCTGGATCTAATGCAAATATTCTGTCTGCCGGATAAACCAAGCCTGCTGAGTTAATACACCAAACTTCGTCCCATTCTCTGCTGTTTTCTAAACCAATCGCAAAATCAACTTGTGACACACCCAAGCCTATTATTGCAACTGTCTTACCTTCTAAATGCTCTATGCGACTCATTAGCTCACATTGGAGCGTACTGAGTCATACCGATATTCGTCGCGTGTGCCACGACCTTCTGAGATATTTTTCATTCTAGCTACCGCCTCCTTAAATCGTGCCTCTAACTGAGTAACGACGTCTGTAGGTTCTTTAAGGAAGATAGCTCCTTCTACTAAAGATCCGTACAGCAAAGCGTCCGGATAATCTGTAGATAAAAAAGTTGTACCGCTGTCACTACCATTGGTAAGAGATACTGGTTTATGTAAATAATGAAGTTCCACTGTGTAATCCGCATCCGGGATAGGCGAAACCTCAAAAGCTGTGTCATCAAATAAAGAATAATATTTTGGAGTTGCTCTTGTCGTTCCAGAAGAATACTCTTTGATAAATGATGGGTGTTTAAAATCTAAGTAATCGTATGTGTCTGAGCTGATAATAGCCAAACTCATAGGTGAATAAAAATCTGTTGGTGTAGCTAGAAACCTATTGCCAGTGGTTACTGTGCCTTGGACATTTTTACGTTGCTCTGGTAATTGCACAAAAGAAAAAATACGATCTTCTGCTTCTTTTATAAAGGTAGGCAGCTGAGTTGTAAAAGTTGACTCAGATACCTCTAAGTAATCTTGTATTGCTGTTTTTAATGTGCCTAGTGTAAAACTCATGTCGTTATTGTAACCTCACCTACGCCTGCCGTGATTGAAAAAGTATCTAATACAGAGCCTAATTTACCATCGCCCACATTGGTATAAACCAAAAATTTTGCATTGTCGTCACTGGTATCTGGTCTAGGATCTTTAACAGCTTGCGGATCTTGAGTAGATGGTTTCGGCATAAGCTGTGGATGTTTAGGATCCCACTGATCTGGACCAACTAATAAGCCATCCCAGGTTTTACGCATGTCTTTTAATTTATAGCGAAACCCTGTTATATCACAGATGCCGTAAGAAAATTTACCAGATGCAAAAGCCATTATGCGTTGTTATAACTCCTCAAACTTGGTGAAACTCTAAAAGATGCACGATCTTCGTCTTGTGCTAAAGCTCTTGCAAACTCTTCTTCGTACAAGGCTTTTAACATTTGTGTTCTCTCTGGTGCTCTTTTTAATGATAAGTAATATGCAAGACCAGCTGCCAAACAAGGATAAAACCTAAATGGTAGGTCAAGCGTGTTCGCTCCTGCGTCTGCGTCGTCCATTCTTGTTAGGACGTTCATGTGTATTGTGTAGGTGCTTGACTTGTCTGGCGCTGGCCAAACCGAAATAGTCGGTGTTAATTGTTTATTAATAAAAAATTGGTTGGGTTTGCCTGTAGTAGATTTTGTTGTGATATGTGCGTACTCAGCTCTACTAAGCCTGGTCATAGGTATATCAGTAGCATCTGATCCAACAGTTTCTCTTATAAACACGTCTAACACATCAATAGGTGCCGTAGCATTAGTGCTGTCTATGTTGTAGGTTTTGGTATCTTTAACCATGTCTACTGTTTTTTCTTTAATAGACCATTGGTTCAAACCTCTGTTTGCCCACTCTGCAAGCATTAAGTTCAGACTTCTTGTAGAGCTTTTAAGATCGTAACCAGTGCGCAACTCTATGCCACAACGCTCAAAAGCCTCTTCAACGTAATCAGCTACGTCTAGCTCAAAATCTTTACTTCCAGATGTTGCCATAACTATTCCTCATCTATATCTTCTTGTGGAGCGTACAAATTGTCAAATGTAATTGTCGGATCTGTATAGCTCTCGTGCTGCTCTGCTGAGTGAACCCATTGCGAAGGTGCAAAATCTGGAGCACCCTCTCCTGTTCGCCACAGCGCTGGATTCGTTGCTCTTACACGATTATTTGGTAATGCAACAAAATTGCCAGTATAAGGACCAGCGTCCGTCAAGTATAGCACATGCGATTGTTTGTGTTGTGCTGGATCATCTGCAATAGAATGTTCGGTGTAATCTACTGTAAACATGTATTTACCCAGGTAAAACTCGCCATCAATCTTACAGTACCAAGGACTAGAACTAACACGATCTAAAACTACAACGCTATGATGATGGCTAAGACAGTCCCAAGGTTGAGCTAAATGATCTTCCATTGGAGTTGGCCATTCTTGAAGAGGTATATCTGCTACAAGTGCTTGAATAGGCATTCGAGCCCACATAGCGCCACCATGAACATTTGGAGCGTCTTCTTCGCTATCTATTTCGCATCCTGTAAAAACTACTTGAAATGATAAAGATCTATCTGGAATTGTATTTACAGCTATAGCCAAAGCATGCAAATACTCACCATGATAGTTTTGATGATTTGCGGTAAATTCTTTTCTAACCCAGCACTTAAACTGCGGTATGTTTGATATTAAATACGCCACTTAATTTAATATACAAGGTGTTAAACCTTTCCGCCTTTAGCTCTATATTTTGTACCTTTCATAGCGCCACCACCTGCTTTGTATTTTGTACCTTTCATAGCACCGCCTTTAGCCATGCCTTTTGCACCTTTCAAAACATTAGCTTGACCTTGTGCTCTAGTACCGACACCTTCAAGTGCTGCTACAACTGATTTAGGCATTTTACCCATGCCTGGATTAGCTTTCATTTCTGATTTTGCTGCTCCACCCATAGACATATATTTTGTGCCTTTCATTGCACCGCCTTTAGCCATATATTTAGAATTTTTCATAATTTAGCTCCTGCCATATAAACCCATATTAGGTTTTGATTTTATCATACCACCTTTTGCAGCGAAAGTTTTGACGTTGGTTGGTTTACCGCCAACACCTTGTTTTTTGGATCGTTTTCTTCTTACCGCTGATTTAATTTGTTTTTTGCTCATGCTAGCAGCTTTTGCAGCTGGCACGCATTTTGGGTATTTTCTTTTGGCATCTGCTTTTTGTTTTGATCTGCCACACTTTTTGAAGCCACCACCTTTTTTTGGTGCTCCGATGTCTACCCAGTCTTGCTTAAACCACTCAGTAAGTCCGCCGCTACTTTTTGCCATGAGCTTTCCTAATTTGTTCTTTACCCTTTTTAAATATATTAGCTATGCTTGTTTTTCCCATAACTTTAGCTCTTTGCTCGCCAACAGTTAATATTTGTATTTTTCTAGCAAAAGGTTTTGAGATTCTTTTTACTTTATTTACTGTAGCAGTAGCGTCTTTCATGGTTTTAAATTTAATACTAACTGTATCTTTTGGGTTTTCATCCGTGTAAAGCCTTCTGCCAGATCCTTTGGGTTTTTTACCTGTACCTACCCTCGGATCTTTTTTCTTTTTCATTAAGCGCTCGGCACTCTTGTTTTCTTACGTTTGCTTTGCATCATAGCGCCACAACCTCTGCCCTGGACCATTTTCACAGCACCACCAGCTTGCATGAAACCCATTTTGTTTCTAACTTTTTTTGGTAGTTTTGGTAATCCTTTGTTTTCAGCCGGTATCGGTTTTAAACTCATTTCACCGCCAGCAGCTTTTTTCTTAGCACCTTTGTATTTACCGCCCATTTTTTTGTATTCTGAAACCATATAAGCATTTGCATAAGCCGACGGATATACGTCAAACTTTGCTTTTGCTTTAGCTTTAGCTCTTGCATAAATAGATGGATTAGCTACGTTATCTGGTGTTTTGGATTTAGCACCACCACCTTTTTTCATCTTGATTGATTCAAGCGTTTTAGCTTGACTTGCATGAGTTTTACTGGCCTTTTTCAAACCCTTAATAACTTTGTTTAATTTCTTTTTAGCCATATTACCATTTCACCTTGTCAGCCCAATATGCTGCCGACATTTTTCCCTTTTGTATATTTTTACGATGTCTAGCTTTAAATGATTTTCTTTTCATTTTTGTTTTGCGGGACTCGCCTGCCTTTGGTTTACCAGCTGTTTTAGCTCCTTGCTGTCCAAACCTAATTGTTTTTATTTTGTCACCTTGTTTAGCAACTACAACATGCGATTTAGTCGGATGTTTTGGAGTTCTTTTTGGTTTATTAAAACCACTAACTCCAGCTCTTGCTAATCTTGAATCTTTTTTACTCTTTAATGCCATAACAAAAAAGGCGGCCGTAAGACCGCCCTAGTATTTATGAGTAGTTCTTAGTTAAAACCAAGATAATCGAATAAGCATCGCCGTTACTGTGTGCAACAGTAGTGAAGTCTATATCACCCGTCACCCCGGATCCTGCATTGTTTGGAATACCAGTAAATAAATCATAGTATTCGTCACCTGTGCTATCCGCAGGTAATGGTATCGCTAATACATTGGTACTAGCGTCAAACTCAATGTCAACGCCCATGCCTCTACAGGCCCAATATATTCTTGATATAGATACAGAACTGCAAGATCTTCCTCTGCTGTCTTTGCTTAGAGCAGAAACATCAACTTTTTTTACGGAAGCCTCGCCGGTGCCATCGCTTTCGTTGGTGAATTTCAGTATTGCTGTTTTTTCACCATCTTGGATAGTCTGACTTGTTACTGTATCAGCCATTATCTACTCCTTACAGCTCAGTTACAGCTGTACGTTCTTTGTGTGCACCAATGTAATCTACGCTCAAGGTTTTTGCAGCAGCAGCGCCATTTTGAATACCGAAAGAAACTGTTAGTTCTTCGTTATCTGGAGCATTTGTGCTAACCACTGTGCCAGCTAATACATTGTTTTGATACACATGAAACTTTTGATCTTTAGGATCATAAACAAAACCTAAAGTCATAAAAGTATCATCTGCCAATGAGTTAGGCAAAGTCAATGTAGATTGTGTGCTATCTTTTTCAACGATAAAGCTAATAGTTGCAGCTCCATCTGATTTTAAAAAGAAGATACCATCTGTTACATCTAATGGTGTAGTATCAGTAAGCTGTAAACCAGCAACAATATCAGATTGTGTTGCATCGTTAGTTTTAAATCTAACGTGAAACGCTAACTGTTTGCCGCTTTCATATTTAAAGCCTTCTTTTACCAACTGAAAAAAGTCATGGTCATTATCGCCAGCAGCATTTGTTACTAACAAAACACCACCATCGCCATCGGCTAAAGCCTCTGTCGCGGATCCTGTGCCATCCTCAGTTGTTGTGATTGTCCAATCGGACGCTAAATAAGTATCAAAATCATTAAAGTATGAATGATACTTGTGTGGTGCGGGAGCTTTTAATTTACCTAATGTTCCGTCAGAAGAAACATTGGTAACACCCGAAGTAAAGTGTGTAGTCATAATCAGCCTCCTATAAATTAGCCATTGCGGACACCATGCCCGCAACAATTAGTTCTACATCTTAGATAATACTACTGAGCGAGTATCTCTGCAACAGGAGGTTGCTTATATGATTTTAGTTGATCTATAGTATCGTCTGCGGTTCTATGCAAAACACCGATACCACCAGCCTGTGTCCAGGCTTTGATATTTGATTTTCTGTCATCTATTAGAACATGACTAGGCCTTGCAAAAGCAGCTTTATCTTCGCCCTTTATGGTTGCTGTGATAATTACTTTTGGATCTACATGTTTTCTTATCCAATAGATTTTGTCGTTAGTCACTACTGTTCTGTTTAAAGAGCCAGAAGCTGTGAGTATTTCCCAATCAATGCCAGACTCTTTGATATAGTTAATGAGTTTAAGCATGCCTGGCATAATCGGTAGATCTCTAAATAAACCTCTGTTACTGAGCTCTATCTTTCTTGAGTCATAGGTTTGCTCGCTGACCAAGGGACCATTTAAGTATTTAGGTCCCTCGACTCCTCTCACGAAATCAGCGAGCACTCCGTCCATATCAACAAATATTTTAGTTATTTGTGTCATGCTATACCATTTTTTACTAAACATTTGTTGTACACATGATTAGCATAGTTGTTTAGTTTGTTTTTAATTTCTTTTTGTTCAGCATCGTGTTTTGCTTGTTCCTCTGGAGTTCTTTGAGGATTGATTTCACACTCAACCTTTACAAGTTTCTGACAATGATGAATTGTCTTGGTTTCACAAATCTTAGCTCTTTGTGCATCAGTCAACTTAGTTTCATCAACATAATTAAGAAAATTTGCAAGTCCTTCTTCTTTAGACCACTGAGGATCTAATCCAATGGTCTTAATATGTCCATCTTCATTTTCATAAAGAACCATGATACCGCTGTAAGTGCTTTTCTTAACAGCGCACCACTTGTCAGTTTTTGGATTCAAAGTCTGGTAACAAAGTCTGTCACCTCTTTTAGTTGTTTCAATCCAATACTTTCTCTTGGTTCTAAGTTTATAACCCCAAGGGTAATCATCAACCACAACTGCGTTGTCAGCTGAGTCTTTATTGTAAATTATATTCTCTATCATTACGCAACCTCCTTTTCGTTGTAAATAAAGCCGTTAATATCAAAGTTGTCTATGGCAACTGTGTCACCATGAGTTTTGTAAATTGGACCAGTTCTGCCAGCACCCATTGGAACTAAGAACCAATACTTGCTGCTGTCAAAAATAACGTCACCACTAGAAGTAGATCTTAAACCCATAGGCTCGCCAGTTCTCTTGCTAATTACAAGATCTGTAGTGACCTTAATTCTTGGATCATAGTCGCCATTAACAATCTTATCGCCGTCAAACTCAAACTCTGGACCTCTTGACCAAGAGCCGTTAATATTGTTGGTTAATTGAAAAGCCTCGTTTATCGTATCGACATCAACCTCCGCTACTTTTGTGTAACCCTTGGTGTTATCACCAAACTTGTTTGCATGAAATACTGTTATCATTTTGCCTCCGTTTTTGTTGTTAATTTCATTTCCCACATAGTTAATATACTAAATATTGCAACTTTGTGCAACTATTTACATACATTATTTTTAATTAATTGCGACCAAAAAAAAGGGCCAATTAAGGCCCTTTAAATTGTAATACTGAGTAATAAAGTGTATTACGACTTCAAATTATGCACCTTGAGATCCATAGATACCTCTCCAGTCGGAGAAGCCAAATGAATATCTTTCTCTTGCTTTATATCTAATGTTGCCTGTAGAGAAGTCTGGTTCCATTGATGTCTCCATTGGAGATCTTTGGAACATTTTTAGACCTTCGCCCATAGCGTTCACAGATGTCATTATAAAGAAAGCATCTGGATCAGATAGATAATGGTTTACAACGTAACCACCAGGTAAAACACCTGTGTTTTTGATTGCGTTGATGTCATTATCAGCTGTGCCAGATCTTTGGTTTGACTGTAATATTCTGTCAGCAACAAACACTAATTGTGGTGGAACCACAAGTTTGTCAGCTTGCACAGAAATAGTTAAACCTCTGTCATCTGTAAATGTAGATATATCAATTAATGCGTCTTCTAATGAAGCCTCATTCAAGTCAGCCATAGTAGTAGCTCTGTTAGCAGCTGTACCTCCACCTGCAAGTGGGTGTGAGCTGTTAATAAGTGATACTCCATCGCCTCCTGTGAAGCTAGATGAGAAAGCATTGTTTAAAACATCGGCACCTTTGACTTCCTTAGTGTTAGCCATAGATTTTGCTAATGCTTTAACATATCGTTTACCCAGACTGTCATAAAGATTATCTTCAACTGCTTCTTCTGTAAGAGCGAAAGCTAACGCCACTGTATCGTGGGTATATCTTGCGCTGTAACTTTCAGATGCGCTGTCAAAAATAACTCCTTGACCTTCTGATTTTACTGGTGCGGAACCAAAGCCGGTAACTAACACCTCTTCTTCAAATGCTCTATTTGAATCCTCAATGACAAAAATATCTTCATACTCTCTGTCATATTGGTCATAGGACATACCGAAAAGTGCGTTTAGACCAGGCTCTAGCTCTTTCGCTAATTGTGCTCTTGAAATAGCCATATTAATTTACCTCGCTTATGCTAAACCAGCACCTTTTTGTCCCATGATGTGGTTTTGAATCACACAAAGAACATTGGTGTTTGACGATGCAACATCGTCGTTATCGGGATCCTGGGAGATGTCAATACATTTGAGCGGTAACGTAGCTGTTGTTGCACCAGTTGTTACATCTAGCTCAAGATTGGATCTTCCAGACTTAGTATCGCCAACAGGTGAACCATCAACAATGTCAAAGTTACCAAACAGATCTGCTACCGGGAAGGTATCATCTGCTTGCACTTCAAACACAATATTTGGATCATCTATGACGCTTGCAATAATATCCGAAGCAGCAATACTGCCAGGATAATAGTTGTTAAAAACTTGTTCGCCCGTGGTTGGATCGGTGTATGAAACTCCGTTAAACACTCCGACAATAGGAACAGTTCCAGTTGCGGTGTGTCTGCCAATTACGCCAGCTGTCAGTTGAGTTACAAGATCGCCTTGAAATATTGGAGTTGTAGCTCCACTTGCGATTCTGTATCTTGACTGACCACCAGAATAAGGTGCTCCGCCCATCTCACGAACAGGTTTTAAACCAAATGCGGCATCTTTATTTGCCATAAGATTTTCTCCTAATCGTTAATTACTTTTTTCCAAAAGTAACATTAGACTTTCTATCGGAGTCATACTTTACATATCTGCTATCTTTTGCGGATTCATTAAACATATTATTGTCCAATGCTTCCTTCTTCATTCTAGCTTGATCCTCATAATAAGCATTACGCTCCTCACGAGTTTCTGTAGGTATTTTCGCCAATAGTAAGCCTTCGCTATATACTAAGCCAGCGTGTCTTCCTGTATCAGCAGTTGGGTAAGAATATTCAGCAGGTAAGTCAGTTCCTCTTACGAGTTCCCAACCCTCTCTGATTCTTCTTGCCACATTTGCTTTATCCTCTTGGCCCAACATGGATTCTCTTATCCAACGATATTCGTACCCTTCTGGTGCCGGAGGAGTTTCAAGTTTTCTTACTGGCCTCCATGGTTGTCTTCGAGTTTGTTTAGCGTGATTCTCGGATTCACGAGATTTTCTGGATTGTATTCCTTCATTATTAGCTTCTGTCATTTTGCCTCCCTGTTAGCTATTTTTTGTTTTTCTTTAGCAACGGATTTCAACCATACGTCATCTGCCATGCCATGCGGTTTAATCCCACGGAGCGTTTCGACTTCACTTTTTGTGAAAGATACGCCGTTCTTTTTGCCTTGTGTTTTTTGCCGACTTCCTACGGAAGCGGAGGCGACTCTTTGCACAGCGGGCCTGCCCTCACTTTGTTCAGCATTATCGGATTGTAAACCCGGATAAACTTTGTAAACTCTTGAATTTAACTCATCATAATACTCTTCTGAGTCTGGTTCATAGCCTTCTTGAACCAAATTTACATGCGTGAAATACGCATATTGTGTTGGTTCAGCATCTTGACCATACCATTGATTTTGTTTTTGCCAACTCAAAGCCTGTTCTGTTGGCTTTGGTTCTGGTTGAGCTTGTTGTACTTGTTGCGGTTGTTGTTGTTGATAAGGAACATATTGCGACTGTTGTGCTGTTTGCTCCTGTTTTTGTTTTGCAACTCTAATTTTTTCTTTTTGTATAGAAACCTCAGATTTTAAACTGTCGGCTTTTGACATAAGATCTGCATCACCAGCAGCGTGAGCTCTTTTGTAAAGGTCATTTGCTTCTCTCTCTTTAGCCTCAACTGCCTCTTCTTCTTTTTGCAGTATAGTTTGTTGTGCTTGCACTGCATGTTGATAGTAATTTTGAACCTCTGCTTCTCTTTGTTGCAAAGCAGCTTCTAATTTTGCAGCTCTTTCTTCTGTTGCACGATTACGCGCGTTAAGTTTATTAATACGTTTAGAAACACTTTTCGTATAATTTTCTAACTCGTCTTCATTTGAAGCATCGGACGACGCTTCGGTTTCAGTCACTTCTACCTCAATTTCATCAACCTCTGGTTGCTGAACTTCTTTTACTTCGTTTTCTGTTGTCATAAGCTCACTATGTCATCTGGATTGAGAATGGTGGCTATTACTTCATCATCATTGATGATTCTAACCTCCGCACCATCTTCAAGTTTAAATCTTGAACCGGAGTAACGTCCAATTAAAACCCATTGTTTTTCTTCACACCAAGGTTCATCTCCAAATCTAGCCTTATCGTTATAGCATTGTGGTCCTTTTTTGACAACATAAGCTACTATACTTGCTAGAGCCTCACGATCTTTTGTTTCTTTTGTAAGTATAATACCGCCTTCTGTTTTTGCTTTACCAGCGTAGGGTAGCACTAACATTCTCCACCCTGTTGGTTGTGGCATACGTTCTAATATTGAAGCATCTAACTTTTCTGGATTTAAAACCACTTCTTCGGGATCCACATAGGCCTCTGCCACTTTTTTTGCCATTATGTTGTTTTCTACTGCTTCTGAACTCATATATCTTTTCCTATATCGCTTATCTCGTTTGCAATATAGTATAAAGCAGAAAGCTCTCCTTGCAAATATTTATAATGTTCTATATCTTTTAGTCCGCCAGACATTAAAGTTTCTTGTATTTGCTTTTCTCTGCTTTCAATCAATCTTTTGATTTTAGCCATTAAATCTATTTCGTCCATTTACGATTTTTTCTTTGGTCTGCCTCTTTTAGCTGGAGCTTTTTTTGTTGGTTTTTTAGAAACTGTTTTCTTTTTAGCTTGAGCTTTTTTAACAACTGGCTTTTCTTCCACAACAACTTCCTTTTCTACAGGTAAGCCTTGTTCAATTTGTGCCATTTTGTTAGCTATTCTTTTAAGATTTGCCTGGTGCTTTTTTTCTTCTGCCTCTTGAGCAGCTTTTAAGTCCTCGGCTTCTTTGATTCTTTCAGCTTTTTTTTCAGCTTTAAGTTTCTTAATCGCTTCTAATTTATATGATGTTGTCATAGTAAGCCTCTTATTTTATTTTCTAATTCAATTAATTTCAAATCAGCATTTTGTTTCAATCTATCGATTGCTACTTCGAGTTTATCATCTGCAATGTCTTTTTGCACACCCATACGCTCTTGTTGTAATTGAGCATCGAGCATTTTTTCTTGTGCTCTTTGCTGTTGTTTTGCCTCAAATTGTTGAGATTCCATATCTAGTTCTTTGTCTTTTAGATCTAATTCTTGTTTTCTAATGTCTACTAAAGGATCTTCACTGTTGCTCATTCCTATTGATTGTAAAAACTCACTAGCTAATTGAGCCATGATTGCAGAGCTAAATTGTTCCATGACCATTTGCATTTGTTGCATAATCATTTGTGCTTCTTCTGGTGATACTTGTTGCATTTGTGCTTGTATCTGAGCCATTTGTTGTTTTGTTTCCTCTGGCATTTGTTCTTCTGCCATTTGAGTAGCTAAGAATTGTAAATGTTGCATGCAATGACTAATAATTAAGGCTTGCACTTGTGGACTTTCTCTAACGATATTGGTTAAAAACAAACTTTTGTGTGCCTCTAAATGCGCTTGGTGATTCTGTTCTGGAAAAGCCTGGGCAGGTTGTCCCATCAAAAGTCCAGAGTTTTCAGTACCAGCATCTACTGGTCTTGGTGTCATATCTGGTGGTGGTTGTAATAATGATTCAACATTATCGACACCCAAAGCAGCATACATTCTGCGATATGCTTCATAAATACCAAGCGGTCCGTGTATTTCTGGATTAGATTGCACCATTTGTAAAAGCTCTTGTGCTAATGTAACTCTTTGACTTTGTGAAAAAATATTAGGATCTGATATAGGAATAATATCTACTCTGTCATCAAAATCTTGTTGTTTTATTTCACTTGGTCCTGTGCCAACTTGAAAAGTATAAACAGGTGGTAAAAACTCAGCAAAAACTTTAGACATCAAGCCAAATTCAATTTTTTGTGAATGATGCAACCTTTTGTGAATGGCACTCATTACTTTTGTGCCACGCTCTAGCAAAGCGACAGTAGTTCCAACTGGCATAGCTTGGTTCATGTCGCCAACATTCATGTCTGCTATAGCGGCGAATCGTTTACCAGAGTCTACTAATATACCGAGTAATTGCATCAATACATTACTAGGTTCTTTAATAGGTAACGGAATTAAGTTTTCTCGTAAAGATCCGCCTGTAGTATCTATATCTCTAAACTCGCCTGGTTGTAGTGGATCATCCTCATCTCGGATTCTCATACCTCTAGCTTTAAAACCAGCTGGTAAATTTGCTAATGTTCCCGCGTCAATAAGCTGCCTTAGTATTGAGGTCGATGCTTTTGATAGACCGCCAATCATGTGCGACAGTCCTAACCCATAAAAACCAAGACCAGGCATAAATTTATATTGCACAAAATAATTTATTTTATTTTTAAGTAGATCATTAGGTAAATAATTTCTGCGAATAGATAATACTTTTTCTGAGTCCTCTTCAATGGTGACTATGTAAGGTAGTTTAAGTCCAGTAGGATTACCTTGCTCGTCTACATCTTCAAAACCTTCTATATCCAAAACAGTATGTACTTCATAAACTGTTCTATTCCTATTTTCTTTATACGATGGTGAAACGCCTTGTATTTCATCTATGGCCTCTGCTATATCAGAGAGATCATCTGAATAACTTTCAGAACCTATGTCTACATTTGCGTAAAATCCAGACAGTTGTTGTTTTTTAATCTCATTAGCTGACATGCTAATAGCATGAGTAATTCTTTCGGCTGAACTTATGTCTGGTGCTTCATAAGGCACAATAAGATCCTCTGGCGGTATAAACTTAGAAACTGCTCTATTTAGAACAAAATCAAAATAAACTTTTTTAAATGTAGATCCTGCTAATGGTAAATAAAACAACATCTGATCTAACTCTGGATCATACTCTTCCATTACATTCATAATGTAATAGTTCATAAACTCTTGGACTCTTTCTGCTTGATTTTCTGTTTCTACTGTGCGAGCACCAACTATTTCTGTTTTTACAGGTCCTTTTGCTGGCAACATTTCTTTGTAAGCCTGTGCTTGGAATTGAGTAGCGGCCTCTGCCAAAATAGGATGGACCACGCCAGAACTACCTTCAAATGGTTGCGACCTAGAATCGTCAAACTTCATGCCTAAATATTTAAGGCCATCGGTATAGGTCTTTTCCCATTCAGATCTAGATTGTTTATCGCTTTTGATTGAGCTAAGTAAATCGTTTGAAATGCTTTGCAGTATGTCTTCGCCTAAAAAATCTACTAGATTAGAATTGAAATCCATTTCTTGCGGTTGTGTGCCTTGTATTTCTTCGTCAATAAACAAATTTTCATTTTCTACAAGTATTTCCGCAGCTTCTCTTATTTGATCTTCTCTTGTGGTATCAAGAGGTATTTCAACAGCAGAGCCTTGTACTCTTACATCTGGATTATCTTCTGTGCCTAATTGTTTGTCTATCGCCATAATTACCTAGTGTATCACTCTTGCTTCATCTTTTTCCATTCCAACTATATCTGTTAGTTCGCCCTCTACAATTAAACCATTTAGTTCTGCAATAGCCTCTGCTATCTCGATGGTTTCTGCATGTATGTTAGGTCCGCCATATTCTTTGCCATCCCAAACAAACCTAGTTAAATAAATTTTCAATAATAAACTGTCCTGTTCTTTTTTAATAATCGCACCTCATCTTGGTAATCTTCATGTAAAGATACAAAACCGCCTTGTCGGAAACGCATCAAGGCCATTGTAGCACTATCGCAATAGTCATCATAATCTCCAAATGGGAATGACGCCATTTCTTCTATGACTTCTTCTGCAAAATCATGCTCTGGTGCCCATACCATACCAGACTCAAACATGGGTGCGACACTATTCATTCTTGCTATTTTGTCTTGACCTCTACTTGGTGAGTAAGCAGTAACAGGTATTCCCATTCTTCTTAGTTCATGCGTAAGCGGTGTTCCAGATGCTTTTGCTTCAATAAGAACACAATCCGGCTCCCAATATCTATATTCTTCTAAAGCCATGCGTTTCAACTCTGGAAAGTCACAACGCACTCTTTTTGCGTCAAGTAGTATTATTTCATCTGCGTCTTCTTCTCTATTGAATATTGCCCAGGTCGTTATAGCAGAATAATCTGCTGTTTCTTTTTTTGAGAACGCAGTATCGTAACTTTGTATGACGTAAGAGTAATCTGGAATATCTGGGTTTTCCCACCTATTCCACCACTCTCTTTTAACTATAGATCCTTCTTCTGCGGTAGGGTTTTGCATCCACTGACTGTTCCATTTAGATATGGGTAAGGATGCTTTGACACCTAATAATTCATCTTTTTTCCAAAACTCTGGCCATAAAGGATCTTCTGAGTCTGGCATGATTGCTGGAAACTCAACTACCTCCCATTTATCAGCATGGTCTTCGCCTTGTTTATTTAGAACTTTGCCAACCAAATCTTTAGTGCTCCATCTTGTCATTACTATCACAATAATTCCGCCTGGTTGTAAACGCTGTCGCGGTCCAGATGTGTACCACTCGTAAGCCGATTCTAAGGCTTTTGGTGACATGGCATCTTGTTCAGAATGAGGATCATCAATAACTAAAAGATCCGCACCACGACCTGTGATTGC